ATTAAAAGATTAATACCCAAACAAATCGATATCGAAGTAACGAGTCGATGTAATCTGCGCTGTAAATATTGTCCCGCATGGACGGGCAACGCGAACGCGCAGGATATGGATTTCGATTTCTTTACATCGGTAATCGACCGTATCGATTTCGATTGTACCGTGGTCCCGTGGCTGAACGGCGAGCCGTTACTGCATCCGCGCTACTTCGAGATGATAAAGTACATCACGGATAGAAAGATACCCTGTTACATCACCACGAACGGCACGATATGGAATGACGACCTCTTCGGGCACCTCCTTGATAGCAACGGCACGTCCTGCTATCAGATAATCTTTTCACTCGATGGTTTGTGGGATGATAAGTCGAGGTCTATCGAAAAAGCTCGCCCGGGGACCGATAGGGGGCTTGTAAGGGACAATATAGAGACGTTCCTTAAATATAAGCGCCTGCATCACTCTCCGATTGATACGTGCGTTAAAATATGCCGACGGGGGCAGGATTACGAAGAGGTAGAGGAGTATGTCATCTATTGGCTACAGCAGAAGGGCGTTGACTTTGTATGTGTGGGGAGTGCGCTCGTCGATGACAAGGTAGACGATATGCGGATATACCCATGTCAATACTCGGATAATAACTTCATGGTGATTAAATCCGATGGGCGTGTGGCCTTCTGTGCGTATAACGATACGATGACTAACGATCCCATGTATGCGGTGGGAATGTTAGACAAGACGACCCCGCTATTGGATTTCTACAATAATGAGAAATATACAGCATTTCGAAAGGCACAGCGCAAGGGGGTATTCAACGAGCCGTGCAAGAGTTGTGGATTTGCGTATACCGGGCATGGCATCGTGGGAACCGTGACGTTTCGACGTAAAGACTTTACACTCGGCCCCGTGTACTATCATCAAGATTATTACAATCAGTTTTACAGCTTGAAGAAGAAGCTCAAGCGTGATGAGTATTACGATATGGAGTGGGACACGGGGGTATGTAGTAGATATGAATAAGGAGAGGGATATGAAGGACAATGAAGATGGGGGTTTGATTTGTGCATCCAGCGAGGCTCCGCCACCGCCCGATTGGATGTGGCATAATTGTGCGGGATGCGGTAAAAAGGTGGGATTTAATGTTGGAGATACTAACGTAAGCGGGGTTCCGCTTTGTAATGAGTGTTATATAAAAAGGTCAGCTATCCCTACGGTCGAATCCGAAACATTAGAAGATCCATACAGCCAGCCATTTATGCATTCATGGATGCGAGAAGATTAAAATGAATACATGTCTATACGAAGATGACGAGAGCCAACTCGAAATAACCGCCGACGAACTCGCCCGATTGATTAAACAGTGGACGACCGGGGGCGACAAGCTCAAGAAGGGCGAGAACTGCGTCGTCAACGATTCGACGGGGGAGTTTGTGAGCTGGGGAGATTTCGATATCTCAGACGATCTATGAAAATATTACTCAATAAGTATAGAGAAGGCTATCGTGCCTGTCTAAGTGATGAATTTGTTGATTTGAAAAAACACAATCCCTATATAAAAGATACTATTGCGTGGCAAAACTTTAATAAGGGCTATGTAGATTGCTATAGAAGGAAATATGTCAATGCCAACACCGAAAACCAATAAAGAGTTTGAACGCCGGTTTATTACTGCCGAAGAGTTTCGTTTCGACGAAGATGGCAATACTATATCGGGATATGCTGCCAGATTCAATGTATGGAGCGAGGATCTCGGTTACTTTCGGGAGAAGATAAAGAAGGGGGCATTCGCCAAGACGATCAAAGAACATGACGTCCGGGCACTGTTTAATCATGATCCGAACCTCATACTTGCACGCACTCCGAACGGTACGCTGCTTCTGGAAGAAGATAATAAGGGGCTTCATTACGAAGCTAAACTTCCCGACACGACTTACGCGCGAGACTTGAAAGAATCAATCAAGCGCGGTGATATTACACAGAATAGTTTTGGATTTCAGACAGTGCAAGATAAGTGGGAGATGAAAGAAGGCAAAGACCTTGACGAACGAACGCTTGTCGAAGTCAAACTCTTTGATATTTCTCCCGTCACCTTTGCGGCCTATCCGCAGACGGACGTTAAAGTACGAACACTATTGTATGATATCGGGATTGACTATGATGCACTTGGGCTTGTTATAACACGAGCCGAACGCGGAATGGACATTACCGAATCAGATAAAGAAATATTACATACCGCTATGTCGGTACTCGGAACCTATCTTTCTAACGAAAAGCCGCTCGCAGAAGAGCACTTGGAAACGGTAAACGAGCCGAGGTTACTCCTCACTCGTTGCAAGCGAATAAGAGAAGAGACCGAGGTATTTATTGGAATTGGATTTCAAGATGGACAAAATAAAAAAGATGCAGGAGGAACTGCAGAAACTTCATAGTGAAATTCTTGAAGTCGAGAAGAAAGCCGAGACGGAAGAGAGAGATTTAACCGCCGAGGAATCCGAGCAAAATCAAGCAAAACTTGCTCAGATGCGATCATTGAAACAGACCATGGATTATGAGACGGAAAAGAACTCTCTGTTTACCGAACTCGAATCAGCCACTGAAAGGCCAGTCACCCATAATGAGGAAGTTAAAACCGAGAGCAACATAGGCTTTAACTCCTTTGGCGAGTATCTACAAGCCGTCATCAGGGCGGGGTCTCCGCGTGGTGACTATATCGGTGGAGAACGCACGGGCGTTATTGACCCCCGTTTACTGGCACTCGAAGAGAGAGCTGTATCTGGTATGTCCGAAGGTATTTCCGCTGACGGTGGATTTTTGGTACAAACGGATTATGGCAATACGTTGATAGAGCGTACCTACAATACCGGACAGTTGGTGAGCAGGACAGACAAGTATACCATCAGCAAGAAATCTAATAATCTCAAATTATTTGGTATTGATGAAACAACTAGGGCGGCAGGCAGTAGGTATGGTGGCATCGTAATCTACGACCTCGAAGAAGCTGCCGATAAAACAAAATCAAAGCCAAAGTTTAGGAGTATTAATCTTGAATTGAAGAAATGCGCTGGTCTTTGTTATCTAACTGATGAGCTCATAGAAGACACGGTGGCCCTTGAACGATGGGTGAGCCAGAAATTCGCCGAAGAAATGGCTTTCAAGATGGATGACGACATCATCAATGGTAGTGGCGTTGGTCAGCCATTGGGTATTCTCAATTCAAATGCGCTTGTCTCAGTTGCGAAAGAAACAGGGCAGACGGCTGCAACTTTTCTCGCAGAAAATGCGGAAAAGATGTACGCCCGCTCGTACAATCCTGGCAGGTCAATATGGCTGATAAATCAGGATGTATGGCCCCAGATCTTTCAGCTTCATCATGCAATTGGTACAGGTGGCGTTCCTGTTTATATGCCGCCTAATGGCTTGAGTGGAGCTCCTTATGGTACCTTGTTTGGTCGACCGATTGTTCCGATTGAGCAGTGCCAGACCCTAGGGACAAAGGGAGATGTGTATTTAGTCGATCTCTCACAATATCTCTGGGCCGATAAGGGCGGAGTGCAGGTAGCCAGTTCGATTCATGTTCGTTTCACAAATGACGAAAAGGTCTTGCGTTTCGTATATCGCCGAGATGGTCAGCCTGCATGGTCCGCGAAATTAACACCAGCCCATGGCTCTAACACTACTTCCCCTTATGTCGCATTAGCGGCAAGGGCATAAAGAGAGGAGAATAAAATGGGACACGAATTTTTAGGAGAGCACAAGGTTGTTCACCTCTCGACAAAAGCGATGAGAGACCGTTTCGGTACTGCTTGGGCGAGTGACGTGATTCACATGGCCGAGTATCACGACATTATATTCATCATTGACCGATGTTCTGGTGTCGGTTCAGGTGAAGTATCAGTACAGCGTCACGATGATGTGACCCCCACAACCACAGCCGGTTGTCCGGGTGGCCGTTATCGTTATTCAACTACCCCGGATGTTTTTACGGCCTGGGCCGCCATAAGTACGAGTTCTGGATTTGTGACAGCGATTACTCCCGACAACACGTATGAGATTCATGTAAGAAACGACGAGGTTGGCGGGTCAAGTGGGTTTGAATATCTCAGACTTAATATCGACGAAGTCACGAACAGCGAAGTTGATGCCAATATCATAGCGATACTTTTCAACCCTCGTTATGGTGAAGATGTCGACCCGGTTACAAGTATAACGTAAACAATCAGGAGGGGGCCTGTTACCCCCTCCATCTTATTAATCTTTCGCAATAGAAATATTGCGCTATGAATAGCGAAAGAGGAAGCAGAAATGCCAGTAGCAAATACACACTCAAGATGGGTGAACGGTGCACTCGTCTATTATGACGGAAATGATCACCGTAAATCGTGGCTTGACGCAATGGGCACGAATGTTGTCAAGTATATCAATGATTTTGTCGTATGCCCCCGGTCGACGATAGCCGCAAACGCGGTGAATAACCCAGAGTGGATTATAACGCATACCTCCGCAGGCACAGGGATGTCGGAAGTTAAAAACGCCAATTTAACGGGCGGAGTTATGATGCTTGAACCGGCATCTAATGATAATG